CGAACACGAGTACCTTCAGTACCATAACGATAACCGAAAGCAACACCCCACTGAGGAGCACGATAACCAAGTTGTGCCAGAGTATTCAGACCACCTTCTTGATTGAATTCACCTTTGGTGGAATCAGAACCACTCTGAGCAACATAGTTCAAACCAGCAATAAATCCTTGCTTTCCAGGTTGGACATATTGAGCACCAAAACCAGAACCAGTTGCCTTGTTATAGACACCAGGAGCGCCAGCAAGTTGGAAGAAGTCAAGAACACCAGAACTATAGGCAGTAGGAATCCATGCCATTTCAGTGTTACGAACCAAAGCACCAGCAGTCAGTGTCAGACCTTTAGTAAGAGCAGGAAACTGATAGTACAGACGGTCAATAGTAGCATTATTCAGAGTATTCTCTGCCTTATCCAGCTTGAACAGGGAAGAAGAAGACCCGAAAGGTTGAGCCGAGAAATTACCACTACGAATACGAGTGCGAAGCAAATCTTGACCAGTGAATGAAGTGTCAAAGTTCAAACGAAGGTCATAGTTGAAAGCAGTATTACCTACATCAACACTGGCAACTTTACCAGGAACCCAAGCATTATCTACACCACCAAGAACGAAGTTAACTTCACCACGAAGTTTGGTAGTAGTAGAGAACTGAGTTGCTTCAAGTTGACCAACTTGTGCTTCCAGTTTATCTACCCGTCCACGAATTACTGCAAGTTCTGCACCAAATTCAGTCAGAAGACGCTTCAGTTCATCCGTAGTTTCACTTACACGGTCAAGGCAAGAGTTCAGAAGTGCTGCTGCCTCATAACGGGTCATAGGTTGTCCACCAGCAAAGGTTCCGTTTGGATAACCAGCAACGCATCCATAACGATCAACAAGATTGCTGAGTGCCTGATATGCCCAGTCAGTAGGACGGACATCAGAGAATTGTGCAACACTTGTAACCTGTTCAGAACTGGTGTATTGGTTGACTGCTGCAATATTAAGGTCTGCCGCATTCGCAGCAACAGGAGCAACCATCCCCAGAGCAACAGGTGCAAGCATCAGTTGTTTGAGTTTCATAAATTTGTTAAGTTTTACAACTACAGAGTTTATTTATGCTCCTGTGATTTTTGGAGCAAGCGGCTGATCGGACTCGAACCGACGACATCTAACTTGGAAGGATAGCGTTCTACCACTGAACTACAACCGCATTGGGAGCGAGAGGGTGGAATTGAACCACCTACCTGAAGCTTATGAGACTTCCGTGCAACCGTTACACTTCTCCGCAACGTAAGTCGGAGTCTATCTGACTCCTGAGGTTTATTTATTTAGAACTTACAAAATTATTAATTTTGTCAGCAAGGGCTTCAATCTGTTCATACGATGGATAGTCTGGATATTCCATCATTACTGAATTTTTAGGATTGTCATTCCACATGGATGCAGTTGCATGTTTTGCCTGATACTCCATTTCGGAAAGTCCAATTGCTTGTTGAAAAATTTGAAAGCGTAATTCGTAAGCGGTCATTTGTTTTTTCCTTGTGTGTGTTTGTGTGTAATCTAGATGATCTTTTTTCCCTTGGAAAGTTGATTTGCAGAATCATCTAAAGCCGAAGTCGGGACTCGAACCCGAATCTTTTCTTTACCGTAGAAATGTTAGAGAAATTGCTGTCCGTATCTTTGACAAGATATCCGCTTTTTAAAGTTTTACCATTAAACTACTTCGGCGGGTCAAGATGAGTTTTTTAATCTCGCCAAAAGCGAAATGTCGGAATCGAACCAACAGTAACCAATTTAGGTTGTTGCTGCCTCATCTTTAATTTTATATCTAGATAGTTTTTGTTCCTTTGAATGTAAGAAATTTAAAAGATTGCTGAACTATCTGAAAGAATTTTACATGAGGAGGGAAGATTTGTCAACCCTCCTCGGAGTTACTCATGCACGAAAGTCGGAACGAAAGACTTGACCAACTTCATTATAACGATCAGCATACACTGTATCGTTCATGGTGTCAACAGGTGTCAGAACACTACCAGTCAAGATGGACTTGAGAATGGAAGGACTGCAACCAGACACAAGTGCGGTGCCCGTGTCATGTGCCTTGATAGGAACGTTACTAGAAGAATTAACATTCCAGAAGACCAACTGAGGCATTTCGTAACCTGCCTTGCGGTAGAGTTTTTGAATTTGCTCAAAGTTAGTTCTCTTGTTTGAAGAGCAACACTGGTCAAACTGCATGTCAGAGACAATGATCAGTTTTTGTGGCATTTCTTCAGCAGGAACGTTGTTCTTTTCTGCAGCTTTCAGAACAGTTTTGAACACTGCAACGAGGTCAGTATTCATCTGCCAAGCAGCACGGGAAAGATTTTCAATACGCTTGCCGATTGTGGAACCGACAATGGATTGAAGCTCAGGTTGTGCAGAGAAAGTGATGAACTTATCTTTCCACACTGGAGAAGTGTTGCGTTCAGCAATATACATTGCCAGTGAGATGGAAACTGCCATAGGCATTCCATACATGGAACCAGAAACGTCAGCAACCACAAGTCCATTGAACTCTTGACCTTCCATGTAGTTAGGCAGTGCCTCCCACTGGAGATCAATAGTTTTGTCATTGCGAGCACCCTTGTAGAGATACTGATCTACAATATCATAAGGATACAGAGTTCCTGCGTTGATCTTCGCCTCACCATTCTGAACAGCATTCAGATACTCTTGGTAACGAGTGCTATCTTGCTTTGCAAATGCCTTGCGGTACATGAAAGCAGCACGGGAAGGAATCTTGGAATAGTCAATTGCAGACCACTCCTTAGAACACATTGCAGTTTCCACGATGGAAATGTGATTACGCAGTTTCGTAAGAGTTTTACGATATTGACGCTCACTCATTCCCAGAGCATCTGCAATCTTACGACCCAGACGCTTGCTATCTTTGCTGGAAGCATTGATAGAAGGAAGCCACTTTGCAAGTAGAGAAATATTGCCATCAGACGATGCCAATACCATATCTGCATTCAGTTGAGCCTTGATTGCTTCAAGAACAGTAGTCCATGCGGAAGTGTTCTCAAGAACCATCAGGTCATCCCAACGACCGTAAACAGGAACCAGTTCAACCAGTTGCTTACCAATGTCAGGAGTTTCTTCAACCAGATACTTGAACAGATGACGAAAGACATCACGTTCACCCTGACCACCACGAATGTCCCGTGCCCAGAAGAGAATACGGGTTGCAGTCTCAGGATCTTCTTTATATGCGTGTGCGAACAGTTTTTGTGCCTGAGTCAGATCTTTCCGACATGCGGCGATCTTACCGAACAGATCCAGACACTTATTGAGAGTAGAAGTATATGCTTTTGCACCGTTCGCAGTGACGGTATCATTCAGTTCGGATTCGAGTGCAGTAATAAAAGTCATAATTTTCTCCAAGTTGATTTGTGAACTGGTCGATTTCACAGTAAGAATGGTGACTCTAAAACTGCTGAATCAACTTTGGTCTAGATGAGTTTTTTACTGGTTAGATTAAACGTCTAGTGTAAGTAAATTGCAGGCTCATCTAATACATCCGAAGATGTAATGGGAGATACTGGAATCGAACCAGTGACTCATTCCTTGTAAGGGAATTACTCTACCGCTGAGTTAATCTCCCGAATTGGGTGGCGATCTCTCAACCACCCTTACAGATTAACAGGAGTTGACCGATTTGTCAACCTCTGTGGACAGTTGAGGTACTGTCCTAACCGATCACATATTCCTTCCACTCGGAAACTTTGCTTTTCTGCAGATCCAAATAAACCTTATTCAAAGGTGCATGAGGAGTTGATCTTAGAATCATGCTTGTTTCACTGAGTAGAGAGTCTCCTTTCTTGGTATTACACTTGTAGCAACAGGCCACAAGGTTTTCCCAAGTATCTTTTCCTCCTTTGGAACGAGGAATGATGTGGTCAATTGTTAGATCCTTCTTGGATCCACAATATTGGCATTCGTAATCGTCTCTCTTATAAATCAGTGACCTCGTTGGAAAAGTATCTCCTCCTTTCAAGAATGGAATTCGGACATAGTTCACCAAACGTATAACTCTTTTAGTGATCATCTTAGCTTTCTGTTTGAAAATTAAGATGACAGCTCTTTTCCAGTTAGTGAAGTGCAATGGTTCATAAGAACTATTAAGAACCAATATTGTAGTATGTGGTTCTATGAATTCCATTGGAATACACCTCTTTTTGGTTATTTAGATTGTGGCACCCTCTGCAGGATTTGAACCTGCGACACATCGGTTCGTAGCCGATTGCTCTAGTCCACTGAGCTAAGAGGGCATGGCGAAGGGCCAGAGATTTGAACTCTGATCTTCGGTTTTGGAGACCGAGATGCTACCGTTGCACCAACCCGACATTATGGTTTTTGTTTAGATTTTTTAATATTTTTAGCCCTATAAGTTTCTGTTTGAGCATGGCAGTTTGGACATAGTAAAGTCAGATTTTCTAATCTGTTATCACATCGGTTTCCATTAATATGCTCAAGTTCTATAGGAGCAGGTTGATCATTCCATTCAGTTAATCCACATCGGTAACATTTGTGTTCAAAATAATTTTCTTTAATCAATCTGAGTTTTAACCTATGTGTAGATTGCACTTCTTTATCAGAAAGTACTAATATTTCATCAAGAGTTTTAGGTGTTATTCCAGATCCTTTAAAGTGACTATAATTTAAACCTAATTGATCCGCTCTTTTTCTCAAAAGAGTATTAGTGGATTTTGACATATCTAAAAATCTAGCAACCTCAGTGAAACTTTTACACTTAGGTATAGCATCAATTAATTGATCATCTTTCCAAGATGGTTTTTGTCCCATAATTTTTCTAAACTGGTAGAACTATTTATAGTTCTATTTTCGTCCAGATATTTCATCTGGACAATAGGGGCACTCGGATTCGAACCGAGACCTTGCACTAATCTGGTGCTAATACGGATTATAAGACCGCTGTTCTACCGTTGAACTATACCCCCGAAAAATACCCTAAAAGGGTGATACTGGTGGAGGGACTTGAACCCACACTGTTCAGATTTTGAGTCTGCTGCCTCCTGCCAATTGGGCTACACCAGCATATAGGAGCGGGGGGACTCGAACCCCCACGGTCGAGGACCAGCGGATTTTAAGTCCGATGCGGCTACCGATTACGCCACGCTCCCATTTGTTTAACAAGACAATCATAAGGCACGAACCCCATATTGTCAAGTGCTCCTTGAGGGGATCGAACCCACCTTAGGCGAATTATGAGTTCGCTGCTTTCACCAGATAGCTAAAGGAGCTATACCCACGGTCGGATTCGAACCGACACTGTAGACATTTTAAGTGTCCTGCCTGCTGCCAGTTGGGCTACGTGGGCTTATGGGCATGAGAGGATTCGAACCTCCACTGTCTTGCTTCTAAGGCAAGTGCCTGCTGCCGATTGGGCTACATGCCCTTGACGACTTCCTTAAGTTACCCGAAATCGAGTGGAAAGTCAAGGTGGACAGTCAAAGAACCGTCCAATGTCCGTGAGAGGATTCGAACCTCCAACACCTACCCCCTCAAGATAGTGCCTCTTCCATTGGACTACACGGACAAGAAAGGGGATTGCTCCCCAGTTCGCTCAAAGTGCTATTGCTCAAACGGCAACAACAGTTCTGCGAAAAGATACAATGTTATTGAGATTTATTCTCGGAACCCTCTGCCCAGTCGAATACCAGTGCATCCCCATGAATGGAGATGTGGGGAATCGAACCCCAGTGTTGAACAGATTGTTACCTCTTATGAGGTAATTCCAGAACTAGGATTCGAACCTAGATAAACACCTTCAAAGGGTGGTGTCCTGCCAGTTAGACGATTCTGGAGTGAGAGTTCAGGGTGGGATTTGAACCCACGGTAATAGAAGTTTTGCAGACTTCCGCATTCGACCACTCTGCCACCTGAACATAGTGGGTCTGGTGGGAATCGAACCCACAACCTTTTGGTTAAGAGCCAACTACTCTACCGTTGAGTTACAGACCCAAAGAGCCTCTAGACAGAATTGAACTGTCGTCTCTCGCTTACAAGGCGAGTGCATCACCACAATGCTTTAGAGGCGATTGTCTATGATAATCCTTAAGTGCTCTCTCACGCCTTTCAACTCTACCTTTACCTTTATTCTTTGCCTTATAAGTTGGCGTTTGTGAGTGGCAGTTTGGGCAGATGAACCTGAGATTGTCTGGATTATCATTATGGGGATTTCCATCAATATGGTCAACCTCTAGACTGATTGGGTTATTGTTCCATTCAGTAATCCCACAGCACGAACATTTATAACCGTGTGTTTCTGTGAGATATTCTCTCAAAGCAATTTTTCCAGGAAGTTTTCCTCCATTTAACCACTCATCAATTCGTTGTTTCTTTTGAAACTCCTGCTGACAAGTGTTTGAGCAATACTTTCCAGTTTTATTTGCTGGATTGTATCTGAACTCTTTACTACAATGAGAGCATTTTCCTAACATAGTAGACCTTTTTATTTTATTTATAAGGTCTACTATGAAGTTTGGCGTCTTTCTAGGCTATCTGCCTAACGACTACCAAGAGCCCAATGTCGGATTCGAACCGACGACCTATTGTTTACTAGACAATTGCTCTAGACCACTGAGCTAATCGGGCTGGGGTGTAGGACGGGACTTGAACCCGCATAAACTAGATTCACAATCTAGCGCATTAACCAATTATGCTACCTACACATGACAGTAATGAGATTCGAACTCACATTTACACCCTTATGAGTGGTGTGCTCTACCATTAAGCTATACTGCCGAAGCGGAGAGTAGAGGATTCGAACCTCTGGGGATTTTACACCCACAATCTTTCCAAGATTGCACCATAAGCCTCTCGGACAACTCTCCATGCGTTTAACACTTCATCAAGGGAGGTCTTCCATTGTGAATAGTGTTAAGTTTGTCTTGTTTTTCTTTACCCCCAAAAGAGGGATCAATCTCATGAACAAATACCATAGCAAGATGGTTTTTAATAATCTCAACTTGTTTAGAGTTAAGTTCAGTTACTTCACTAACTTCAAACAATCCTTGAAGCCAATAACAGAAATCTCTCGATGTCATAATAGTAAAAACTGATAAGTGAATTGAGCGGAAAATGAAGGAATTGAACCTTTGCCGTTTAAGACAGTCCGCTTAGCAGGCGGATACTAAGACCACTTAGTTGCATTTTCCTCAAGTAATTTTGAAAAACTTTCACTTGTTTTGTTTAGAATTCCAGTATGCACTTCTCCGTGGCAATTTCTACACAAAACTAAAAGATTTGTGTTTGAATCATCGCCACCTAAGTATCGTTCAACTATATGATGAATAGTTAAAACTGGAGTCTTATCATACCCACAGACCTCACAACAGTTTCCTCTTTCCTCAAGAATTCTTTTTCTAAAGGAACGAGTTCCCCATTTAGTAGAAGTTCCAGGTTTTCTTCCAATAGAAAAATTTCTATCAGAAGATTTTAGATAAGATTCAAAACACACTTTAGAGCAAGTTTTAGAATGTTTTGATGCTAGAATTTCTTTTCCACAAACAACACAAGGTTTTGTTTTTCTACAGGAAACTCCATAACAATTTTTACTGCAATATGCTTTACCATTAGTTTTTTTGAGAATATTGGGTCTCCTATAAATAGGAGTTTCACATACACAACATTTTGTGTTTGGTTTCCTGTTTTCCATATATGGTATATTGGTTGAGTATAAGTATTTATATTTTACCATACTTCACGCAATATGCCAAATAGGAGCAGGTGGAATCGAACCACCATTGCCAAGTGAGGAATCGAACCTCATCTGATACCGTCGTACCCACCAACCAAGGTGCGCTCCAAGTGGAACCGACAAGATTTGAACTTGTGACCGCACGGTTATCAGCCGTGTGCTCTACCAACTGAGCTACGATTCCATTAATGGTTGAATGAATGGTCAATTGCGTTTGCCCATTCCATTCCACATTCGGAAATTTAGTTATCTAGAATTTAAATTTCTTATATTCAACCAATGGGAACAATCGGATTTGAACCGATAACACCATGCTCTTCAGGCATGTGCTCTACCAATTGGAGCTATATTCCCAAAGTCGGGGTGACACGGATCGAACGTGCGTCTTCTTGCTCCCAAAGCAAGCCGTCTACCTCTGACTTACACCCCGTTGTTATGCCTTATATAGGCAACTCCCCCACCTGGACTCGAACCAGGAACCGATCGGTTAACAGCCGATAGCTCTGCCAATTGAGCTACAAGGGAATGAATGTCCCTAAGGACAAGAAGCGTAGACGGGAGTCGAACCCGCAAAAATCCATCTTGAAAGGATGGTGACTTTAACCAGTTTGTCTACTACGCCAAATGTGATATGCGAACATATCAACGGAGGGAGGGGGAGTCGAACCCCCAAGGCTTTTACACTCAACTGTTTTCAAGACAGGTTCCGTCGCCAATCGGATTGCCCCTCCATAAGAAGTATCATTGTAATATTATAATCTTATATAAGAAAATTATAATTAGGTGATACTTCTAGGTCAGTTTATCGTTACAGCCCTTATACAAAACTGACAAAGTACAGGGACGATTGCTCTGACTGGACTTGAACCAGTGACCATACCCCTAGTCTGGGGCCTCTCTACCAACTGAGCTACAGAGCGTATCAGTTTATCGGTTACAGCCCTTATACAAAACTGACAAAGTACAGGGACGACGACCTCTAGGGGATTCGAACCCCTGACTTTCTGCTAGACAGGCAGACACTCTCACCGCTGAGTTAAGAGGCCAAATGGAGCGGATTATCGGATTTGAACCGACGACATCAACCTTGGCAAGGTTGCGCTCTACCGCTGAGCTAAATCCGCATATGGTGGTGCTTCGAAGGTAGGGCGCCAAAAGCGCCCCCACCACCAATGGACTCAAGGAGAATCGAACTCCTCACAGTTTGCTTGCAAAGCAATCTCGCCAGCCTTGGTACATGTGAGCCCGTGGCGGCCATTTTGTTAAAGCGGTATAGCCGAACCGCATCAATACAAGAAGTTTGGACCTTCTTGAAGTGGGAGAGAAGGGAATCGAACCCCCGATGGTTCTTATGTACGTGTTTTACAGACACGGACTACACATATTGCCGACAGTAGCCACTCTCCCTAGAGTTTATACTGCAAATAATTTTCACCAAGATTGATTGAATTTTTGTTATCTTTTATGATTTCTTTTGGAATAAGATACTTATCACCATCAGAAGTTAGTATGAATAACTGATCATAAAAAATTTCAGTATTGAGTTTATTGACAAAATTAGATTTACTATTTCCGCCAGTAATACGCAACCCTACTATATATTTACCACCAGATGATTTTGAGTTGGTTGTCTTGACTTGAATTTTTTGCAATCCAAGTTCGGGAAAATCAACTATCAAATCATAATCTTGACTATCTGTTAATGGAATTGAAACAGTATATCCAAGAGAGCAAAAGTGAGAAATACATAAACCTAAACCAACATCACCTTGTTTTTTAGTGTTTTTGCAGTTTTCAAACATATCTTATAGCAGAGTGATACTCTGTTATTTATAAGAATTGTTTGACTAGATGATTGTTTTTCTACCAAAAAGAAAGTAAGAATTGCTGAATCATCTAATGGGGTGAGTGGGACTCGAACCCACGGTGTATAATCTCTGGTTAAAAGCCAGGTCCGTTCGCCGCTACGGGAACCACCCCAAATGATATAGGTAAATCTTAAGTTGTCAAGGTTCTCGGTGGCCTCTCTCGACCACTCACTTAGATTACCACCTTTGGTCTGGTGTGTCAAGTTGGTGGGACGGTTTGGAGACTGTCACAACCAACAAAAAAGGGGAGGAACTTTTTGGTTTCCTCCCCTTTTACATTTATGGTAGAACTTTTATTCTATCACGAATGTAGAAGGGGATTGGATCGCATTGTTGCCACAAAAACGCCAATCGAATACTTGTCCGAGTGGATATGAATTTGTGGGTAGATGCGATAAATGAATCATCTTCTTTGTACTAAGTGTTTTATTTATACAAGTTTTTTGGAAAAAGTTGTATTTGTTAATGTGACCCACAAGGGTCAAGCGCCTCAGGTAGGATTCGAACCTACGGCTAACCGCTTAGAAGGCGGATACTCTAGTCCACTGAGTTACTGAGGCATGTAAACAATATAAACCCTTTTCAAGGTTTTGTCAAGGGGTCTGTGACGGCTTTGGAACTGTCTGGACACCTATCCCACCAAGGAGAACAGAGCCTCATAGGCGGACCGAGAGATCGACACTCCTTTGAATGACATTTACTGCCATCCATAGGCTCTTCGATGTATCTCGGTGAAGGAAGCTTAACATGCCCATCATCGCCTGTCAAGTCCTCATACTCTTGAATTGCTCGATCCACATCTCGGCGGATTCTTCTCTTTAAAAGTCCCTCATCATGAATGATGTATTTGTTTATTGGACTTTGAGGGTCATGATGTCTTTGAAATTCATCTAACAAATCCCAAAAAAAATTTTCTGGTAATTTTGTACATCTAGAAAGACCACCGATTAATGTTGTCAAAACAATTCCAATAATTGCATATTCTTTTATTCCTGGATTTTTATTACCAAAATTAAAATTGAACTGCATAAAGAAAATTATTTATAATAAAAAGGGCATCGGATGATGCCCAATTTATCAAACTTCAGTCAGAACCAAACGTCTTGCATAATCATATGCAAATGTAGTTCTTGCTCCATGATAACCCCAACGAATCCATTGTCTTGCGACTTGCATATAGTCACCAATACTTCCGCCTGGTTGCATCATGCGCTTTTCAATTATTTTCCAGTCAGGTTCATGGATCATGTATTCTAACTGAGTTTCAATCGAAGATGGATTTGCATTTGTTTTATATGCAAAATTACCCAATCCATTAAATCTTGCAGTATCAGTCCATTGTAAAATTCCAAATCCACCACTTCGACAGTTTTGGTAAGAAACTCTGGCACCGCCTTCGCAAATATTAGGAACAAACGTGGATTCTTGACGAATGTTACCCATAATGGTAGCGATAGCATTTTTATCTTTAATTCCTTTGTCCTGAAGATAATTCACGGCAAAGTTTTCATTTTGATTACAGCCTTTACAAATTAGCCGTTTTTCCTTTGGCTTTTCGGGAGCAACCTCCGTGGTCGCTGTCTCCTGAATTATGCTTGTTGGATTTAGTATAGCATAACTCGGTGCTGGCAGTGTTGCCGCTGATGTTGCAACCGCACCAAGAAAAGATACGGTTACAGTTGTAAGGTTTTTAAGCATTTAAATTAATTGAACTCTACATCCGTATAGAGAAAGCGCACTTCCCCTTTCTCAAGGGGCAATCTCCACGGCTCTAATGGTCACATCAAGGACTCATAATAAAAAACCCACTCTGTTGAAGTGAGTCTGAACATAATAAGTTACTATTTAGGATTTGTCAAGGAGGCCAATTTGAGAACTGGCACATATAAATAATATGTTATGGAACACAACCATGTCTAAGTCAGCAAATAAGGGCAAAAAGGGTTCTGCTGGAGGAAAGCAGTCAAAACAAAATCAAGGTAATGCGACTGCAAAGAAAGCAAAAAACGGCGGAAAAAAGAAGTGAGGTAATATGCCTCGGGAATGGAATACTCCTATAAGAGAACCTTGGAACGCACCAATTCATAACATTCTTAAAGCTATTGATAATCATAATCATGAGTACTTTAAGAGTGGTAACTCTTGGCATCTAAAAAAAGCATCTATGTTGAGAGAATATTTGCATGAACTTAAGACTTGGATACATCAACAAGAGGGAAGATAATGTTATTCAAAATTGTAGAATACTTAGCATCAAATAAAATATGGCTGGGATTATGTGGTTTTGGTATCACAATCATTCCAATAATGGGAATTCAATACATTCATCGTAAAAAATGAAAGACGTTGTTTGGTCAGTAAATATCCTTCTCGGAATCGGAATGATTGCTGTAGGAATAGTGATCTATAAAATTTTACTTATTGCACATCAAGAAGAAAATTAAAAAATAAACTTGTTTGGTTTCTTTTCTTCAAGTTTATCAATTCTTTGATTTAAATCATGAAAATGCTTATTAATATGTTCTGTTAAATGTATTAGATGAGTATGATCTGTATGATCCAGCTCAAGATTTTCGATTGCACGTTTACGATCTATTTCTGATTGGCGATTTCCTGCCATCAATAATACTGGACCTGTATATGCTGCTTGGAAAGACAGCATCAGGTTCAATAAAATAAATGGATATGGATCTGGTTTTTTTGGTGAGAAGATATTAAGTAATATCCAAAATGTCAAAAAACTTGTCTGAATTCCTATAAACTTCCAGGAACCAATAATATTTGAACACTTATCAGCAAGTTTCTGTCCCAACGTCAAAGCCTTTTGGTTTTCTTGGCCTGACATCTTTAGTTTTGCTATTTATATAATTATTTATATCTTCTCAAGGTCTTCCATGATTTCTTCAAGATCTCCATCAAGATGTTTAAATTGAGCTTCAATCTTTTTAGAAATATTTTTTAAATCATCATAACTGATTTTATCAATTTCAAGATTTTCAATCGCACGTTTACGATCTATTTCTTCTTGACGATTGCTTGCAATTAATAAAATCGGTCCAGTCATTGCAGATTGAATTCCCAAAATAAGATTTAAAAATGAATAAGGATATGGATCTATTTTATCTTTGGGGAATGAATTTAATGTTGCCCATAAAATAATTATAACCAACTGCATAATAATGAATTTCCAACTACCAAGCGTTCCTGCAACACGATCTGCTAGTCTTTCCCCTAATGTTTCTTTAATTGGAGAACTCATTATTCTTTTTTTAAATTTTAACTATTTATTCATAAATACTGTATCCTTTACAACCAAATAAAATGGGCGTTCTATTTGAGGGAACTCAATTTAATGGCCTGAAAGAAAGAGGAGCAACGATGTCTCCTATGTTTTGTAGTATGGTATGTAAAGCATCTGGCATGGTATTAGAAAATATGCAAGCCGAATACTATACAGATGCTGGAGAAATTGATGGTGTTGAAGTTGATGAAACAGGAACTGTAATTTCAATTTACGAATGCCAGTCTGGAATTCATAAGGGAGAAAAGTTGGATGAAGGGCACTTAGGTAAGGCACTTCAAAACTATCTCTATGATCCAAAGATCTTTCCTACAGTCAAAAAAGTCGTCATACTTGCAGGAGAATATGACGAAAGTATCATGCGAGTTTTTCGTGAAAGAAAAAGGGAACTTGCATCTCATGGAATTGAGATTGTTCCCTTAGTTACAATTCGTGAAAATGATAAGATTGGGGTCAAAAGAATTCTTATTTAGACCACAAATTACCTTCCATAATTCTTCTTCTTGCTAGCCCACTTTCTACGCTTGTTCCAGGATTACGATAACGATACATTGCATCTGGAACTAAATCCCATTCTTTATTACGAAGAACTCTTGTAATTGAACTGAAGTCATCACTTCCATAAAATCCTGCACCTAAATTATAAGCAAAAGAAAGAAGTGCTCCTTTTTGATTATCATTCATTTCATTCCAATGAGGAATTTTTTGAAGTGATGGAAGATAATCTTTTGAAAGCTGATAAAGAAGAAGATCATCAGCTTCTTGTTGAGTAATCGTTTGACCGATTAAAAATACACTTCCGTCTTTTCTACGAGTGCTTCCCCATCCGATTGTAATTGGAAGTCTTCCAGAAAGAGGATCGTAGTAAGATTTTAATCTACATCCTTCAAATTGTTTAATCAATTCAACCCCAGGCATTGGAAGTTGAGAAGTATAATCTTCAACAACTTTAGTTCGATATGTTTCTACCCACTCACAAGAATCATCCACATATTGATCTGGTAGACTGTTCTGAAATTGTGTAACCGCCTTAACATGATTTGGATTTTTCTCATCGAAAAACTTAAAGAAATTTACTAAATTAATTTTCATATTAACCTTTTTGATAAACTGAAACGAATACTGTTCCTTTTTTTGTCAATGGGAGCAGGTGATCATGAAGATCTTGATTGTGCATTCTTACACATCCATGAGTTGTGCAAAGTTCTTGGTAAGGAGCCCATGCCCCAGGCCATCCACAGGCAGAACCACCACCATGCATCATGATGCCAGCACGACCATTTCCTGCTTCTTGATTTTCCAATTCTACTAAATCAAAGCTGTACCATCCATATGCCATGAGAGTTCTGTCATATCCTGGATTGAGATTATTTTCATAATCCTTATAAACTGCTCCAATCTTATAAAGACCTGGAGGGGTATCTCCGCTTGTGTAGCGATAATCTTCTATTTGACCTTCTGGTAAACAAGGAACTTCCCAGAGCAGTTTTCCATGAAAATCATAAGCTTTTGCAGTATGTGAGGCATCATTCACAATCACATGAGAATCGCCTTCTTTAAATCCAAAGTCTTGTGGTTTCTTTTTAGGACCTACCATCTTTCATTTTTATAGACATAATTTTATTTAGTTTCTCCCTGATAATCATACCAAATTACATTGTGAGTTTTGATTTCAGGATCTAACCATTCCTCAAATTCAGCTTGAATGGATTTTGCCATATTAATATCTTCTTGAGAAATAAGTTTAATTCTATCAACAGCCCAGTCATGAGCAACACAAACGTTTTCAAACAAAGTGGCCATAATCTTTTTTCAGGTATCTCCCGAGGATGTTGCTATTGTAGTACGCGGGCATACCGTTGTCAAGAGCCTCAGTCAGAACATTATTTAAAAAGAGTTGCTTTGTTTCTTCATAATTACATTCTGCTCTTGTCTTATGAAGACTTATAATTTCTCTATTGAAAAACTCTTTACCAATCTTTTTAATATCTTCTTTTAGTTCTGGACAAGAACCATAGTATTTCTTCCAGTCTGATTCTTGTTTTACTTTTCTCTTCTTACCTGGAGGAGTTCTATAAGACCAAAAGTACTTCCTACCCCAATATTTACGACCATTCTTAGAGCAAGATATAAGATATACAAAACCAAAGTTATCTTGAATATGATCAGACTCAAAAGCCTTTCCATCATATCTCCAAGGGTTCTCATAGCTCATATGGCTCTCTAAGTAACTTAAAGATATTATTTATCCTTCATCCTTAGCAAAGCGATTTTAGCAAGAAAAAAGGGGCTTGTCAAGCCCCCCTCTAGTATGTTATAATCCTAAGAGCTTTTTATAATGTGCCATCTTTTCATCTTCACGTCTATTACGCTCTCCGAATAAATCATCTCTACGTGCTTTTAAGCGTCTTCTCATTCTTTCTGTTTTTGCTGCTCTTTCACCTGCTGGAAGACGATTTAGTCCACGACTTCTGCCTTGATGTTGATTATCAAGAACATTACCAGCCTTGTAAGTTGTCTTTACACCTTTTTCAATTTGCTTATCAGATTGATCTTTTGCTGCCTCACAAATACTTTGAATTGTATCACAATCCATTTCCATCATTACATATAAAGCCTCATCAAGAGTATCTACATGACCCTCAGAAGCGAGATATTCTAAAACAATATCAAAAGCCTCCATTTGTTGTCCTCCTTTTAATTTTAGTTCTTTAGCTTTTTCTATTCCAGCAGTTACTGCTCTTCTTTCTCTTTCATCATAATCCAATCCAGCTAATATAGCTTTATAACGAGCATCTTGAGCAGCTTTAAGTTCTGCAGTTTTTGGCGTTCTTCTTTCAAATCTCTCTCCAGATGCAGTGACATTTGGATCAACAAAAGGTGTTGATGATTGAGAAGGTTGAGAAGTTCCAGATCCACTTGAGGGAGGTGGAAGAACGGGTGCTGATGGATATCTATCTTGACCAGATTGTTGTGCCCTAAGAGCTGCCATTCCTCTTATTTGAACTTCTCTGCCAGATAACATAGGATCAGCTTTTAGTGCAGCTAAACCACCACCAGCCTTAAATGCTGCCGTTCCACCCAATGCTTTACTTATATACCACTTATCTGGAGGTGGTGTTGGAGCAGGGGCTGGTGGAGGAGCCTGTGATCCTGGTGCAGGGAGAACTGGAGGTGTGGGGAGTTGAGAAGGTCTTGAAGGCGGTTGTAATGATTGCTGATCTCTATTAAGTTGTGCAGTTCCTCTTGATTGACCGTATCTTTGCAATACTGTATTTAAACCTGGAGAGTTTAAATCCCTTGGGTCTACAGGACGCCATGTGCCATTTATTATAAATCCAGGCTTTCCGCCTTTAGGAGCAAATATTGGCTCTTCATTTAATAATTTTTTCATCATTTTGTTGGAGAAATAGTTCCATCTGGGTTTAATCTTACATATGGAGTTGATTGTGTAGGAGGAGATCCTTGTGGATAGTTTCCAGATTGACCAGATTGACCAGATTGTCTAAATCCATATTCAAGAACTGGAACATCTGGTGGATTATCACGCATATTTCTACCCACTTGTCTAAGATAATTGCCAGCAGCTGATGCACCAATACTTAATGATTTTGGTAAAAGAGTTGAAGCACCTTGTAATGTAGTTCCAAGAGCGCCAGGTCCTATGGAACCTACTTGTGATATAAAACTTGGAGCCTGTTGATCACCTTTTTTTAATTGTCCAATAACATCAAGAGCACTCACAGTTCCTGTAGTCCATCCTCGGACATTCTGCCCTAACTGAGTAGATCCAAGAACTCTATTTCGCGCAGGCTGCCCAAACACTTGTGTTCTCACAGGTCTAGTTACTTCTCTAGTTTTTTGCAATCCTTTCGTAATTTCGTCATAAACGGCCTTTAAAGTTTTAGTAGCGGGGATTCTTTGTTTATCATCTTTAGGTTCTTTATCACCATTATTATCACCATTATTATCACCACTTCCATTTTCTCCTCCTGATACTTTCCCTTCTTCTTTTCTTCCTTGGTCGGATGGGGATCGTACGGTTTCTTCACCTGCTCTTGCGCCAGGAGCAGGATAGCTTCTTCCTATTCTTGCTCCTCCTCCTGATACTTTCCCTTCTCCACCTGTAGTACTTTGCATTGTAGAAGGCAAAGGAATATTTGCAGAAGGCATTCTCGTCACACTAGATCCCGCAAGTCTTCTAACATCAGCAGGCAATGAAGTTAAACTTCCACCTGTATATGTTGAAGGTTGTGTAACTGCCGCTGTTGTTCCAGGTCTTGCAGTGGTTCTAGTTCCTCCAGTAGTTCCAGGTCTTGTAGTGGTTCCAGGTCTTGTAGTGGTTCCAGGTCTTGTAGTGGTTCTAGTTCCTGCTCGTCCTCCTGCTCTAGTTCCTGTGGATTGAGAACCTGTGCCAACACTAGGTCTATTTAATAGGTCATGGGCATATCTCATAACATTTCCTCCAGCATCTCTAATTGCCCCCAAGCCAGCAGCCGCACCGCCCACAGCGGCAGGAATCCAATACATTGGATCTAATGGATTAGCTATCTCTTCTTGCTCATTAAGATTTACCAAATTGCCAACATATCCCTCAAACAATTCTTGCCAAGTATAAGCACTTAAATCATGCCCTTCATTAATTAAGGTATTAACATCATTATAGAATACCTCACTAATAATGATATGACTTACAGCATTAGAAATAAATTGCTCACTTAAGCTAGGAAGCATAGCAATTGCATTCTTTTCAGTCTTAGCATATCCCTCTACAACCAAATAATTTACCATAGCTACTGCAAGAGCCTCTGGATCAATCTCAATATTTTCAGGCTGATACTCAACATTTTCGCTCAAAACTTGTTGAGTTTGTGGTTGTGGTTGATATACTGAAGTATAAGCCTCCATCAAACTCTTAACTTCATTTCCTGTAAGTCTAGACATTTTTACTTCTTAATTCTTTATAACTTTATTTATAAAAAAAGAAGGTCCAAAGACCTTCTCATGAAATATCATTACTATTTACTTTGTTCCACATATAAGAATAGTCATAATCACCAAATAGGTATTCATCAATGACTGCGGCTTTCTTATATGCTTGCTCTATTTCTTCTTCACACCATTCATCATATTCTGGATCTGAATTGATTATTTTGGGAATCATTTTTATTGGTATTTATAAGTTCTTCAATACTCCAACCATTTCTTCTTGGACCAGTTCTATTATATCTAATAGCGGCACTCATAGTTGCATAAGAAATATTTTTAAGTTTGCAAAATTGTTTTAAACATCCTGCAATAATATATTCATCATTTTTGGGAGATGTTAGTTTCCAAATCTTTGCTGCTGGAGAAACAAATCCATTAGTAAATCTTTCCTTCGCCTTTTCACTAATTTTCTTTTTTCTTTCTTCACTAAAAGGAACTCCATAACTTGGATTGTTTTCACCTGCAACTTTTTCACTTATTTTTCTTTTAGTTTCTTCTGTATGTTTTCTACCACTAAATCCTTTAGTTTTTTGCCCTCCAGGTTTTCCTTCACCTCCAAGATTTTGATTTAACAAAACTCCACCATCACACTCTCTTTTCCAAAGTGCAATATGTTTTATCTCAAGTTCTATTGCTTCTTCTTTTGATAGACCAGATTTTACAATCCACCTTCTTTCTCTTGGGGGTAAAATTTCAGCCCCATTTCTTCTAGAATGTCTAGAATTAATTCTTCTTGGACGACCATATCCAACATAAAAAGGAGAACTGAAGTCCTCCCTTAAGTAGTAATAAAGTATATAATTGTTCATTTTAAGACTGAAATACAGAACTATTTATATAGTATCACATTTCAGCCTCAAAGTTAATTAAAGTTTAAATCCAGCAAATGTATTAGAAGACATATCCTGTTTAAGACCACCGACAATATAAGATTCATTTTCTGTTTCCTGATTGGCCGTCTGAAGACCCTTAGAAGAGATCCAATGCTGTGTCCAAGGAAGAGGATTATTCTTCGCTGAAATATCATATTGTGGCTTCAAATGAATTCCTCTTTGCCTTTGATTTGCAATCCATTCGATGTATTGATCCAAAAGTTTGTCATTCAAACCAATAATGCTACCATCCTTAAAGAGATATCTACCCCAACGCTTTTCTTCGTTGACAGCACGATCGAACATCTTATAAGTCCATTCTTCTTCCTCCTTCATGATCTGTTTCATTTCAGGATCATCACCATCTCTCCACTTATTCAAGATATTTTGAGTAATTGCAAGATGCTGATTTTCATCTCTTGCAATCAAAGAAATAATCTTTGCAGATCCCTCCATAAGCTTAAGCTCACCAAAAGCAAAAGAACAGGCAAAAGAAACATAAAAGCGAATACCTTCAAGAATGTTGACATTCGCAACTGCTCTGTAAAGTTTTCTCTTTACATCATTGATTGTTTCTTTAGCATAGTCAATTCCTTCCAATCTATGAGACCAAGCATTACTTGATCCATAAGATTGTGCAGATTGAATAAACTCATCATAAGATTCGGTAACGCTTTTTGCACGTTCCAGAATATTCTCATCAGTAATGATAGTATCAAACACTTCAGAAGGATCTGAATACACATTCTTGATAATGTAAGTATAAGAGCGACTATGAATCATTTCCATAAATCCCCAGACTTCCATACATGCTTCTAACTCAGGAAGAGAGCAGTATGGAATAAATGCCATACCTGGACCTCTTCCTTG